CCGCATCCCCCTAAGAACCCGGGAGTCGACAAGACTGCCCTGCTGATCTCAGGCATAATCCCCGATAATCTCTCCCAGTCGGTGGTCCAACAGAACCAGCAGGCAGAAATTTCCGGCTTGACGAACCGTTTGCTCGTCAAAACTCCTCCTGCCGCCCCTCCTTCCTTGGCTGCATATGAGGCTGTCTTTGTTGAGCACCCTGCGTTTCTCTCCCTCCAGGCTATGCCCCCTGTGCGTTGTGACCAGCGTCTCTTCTATCGCTGGGTCACCAAGTACCCCCTATCGCGCCGTAAGGTGCTGGAGGAGGTTTACGCGCAGGCGGTAACCAAGGCACCCTCGCGCTCGCTGTATGACGGAAACAGCTTTGTCAAGCTCGAGAAGTCTGCTAAGGTGACGCTGGATGGCGCTAAACCGACGAAACCACGTATTGTCACGTCCTTCAGTGATGATCTCTTGGCTGTAGTCGGGCCTGGCGTCTGGGAGATTACCAATAGGTTCGCCGAAATCCTGAACGAAAGCTCGGGCTGTTTTTACACCCGCGGCTGTCACGCCGACCACATCGGTCGTGTGCTAGATGACTTCATGTCCTCACAGTCAGACAACGTCGTGTTCTTCCTCAACGATATGTCCAACTTTGATGGTACCATCCGGCACACCCACCTCGCACCAGCCAGGGCTCTAATCCGCTCCAAGCTAGATGGTGAGGCGTACAAGTTCTATGATTTTCCCAAGAAGTTCAAAGGTAGGACGCGTCACGGGATCAAGTACAAGACCTCGATCCGCATGGGTAGTGGTCTTCCCGACACAAACGTCGTTGATACTCTCATCAACGCCGCAGCCGTCCTCTCAAAGGTCGACTGTTACAGGCGCAACACGCCAATTCTGGCGATGTTTTTAGGAGATGATTCAGTTGTTGTTGTTCCAGAGAGCGAGGCCTCTCGTGGCGAGGGCCTCGAACAACACCTCACCGCGCTCGGCTTTAAACCTAAAGTGCACATCACTCGTGACGTCACTCAGG